AGTCCGCTTCCAGCACCCAGCCCACCGCCGCGTCCACCCCTACCCCACCACCGCCGCCCATCCCCTATACCGATGTGGCCGAGGATTCCCCCTATTATGACGCGGTGGTGTGGGCCTATAAGAACGGGATAGCTTCTGATGGGGAAACCTTCAGCCCTGCCAACACCTGCACCCGTGGGCAGGCAATTACCTTCCTTTGGCGGGCTATGGGTTCCCCCGAGCCGTGGATTATGGAAAATCCGTTCAGCGATGCTTCACCTGACGATTGGTGCTACAAGCCTGCCCTGTGGGCCTATCAGCATAATATCGTCGCCGGCACCACGATCAATTCAGGCAATCCCTGCACCAACGCCGAAACCCTCACCTTCCTTTGGCGAGCCGAGGGAAAGCCGGACAGACTCAACACCCTGGCCGCGTCTGATACATACTACGGGCAGCCTGTCGCGTGGGCCGACAAAAACGGTCTGTTTACCGGGACGGAGTTTGACCCTGCCGCCCCCTGCTCCCGCGCCGATTTGATTTCGTATCTCTTCTGGGTCGCAGAGCAATGGACGCCCTCGGAGGAAGAGCAAAGAATCCAAACCGAGTATGATAAAATTTTATACAGTTACAGTACACTGGGTTATGCCGACTATGTAGATGTGGATGGAGATGGAAGGGCGGAACTTTTGACGCTACAACGCCGGTATAATAACCAGCTAGACCAGCTAGAGATTGTCGTTGAGGTATATGCAGATATGAACGGGCATATTGAGAAGTCTTGCGAGGGGATTTTCCAGGAGGTTGAAGACGGGCAAAATACTCCCGTGGACACTTTTCTGACTGACAGCGGTGTTTTCTCCCTTTATAGCGCGGATGGTCAGCTATATCTATGCCAGAATCGACATTTTTATGAACCAGCTTGGTATCCGCAAGAAGATGATTTGTACGACTTTTACAAAATTGAAAAGGAAGCCATTACATTTTGCGAACAGCGAAACATTTGGATGCTTTACAACCGAGATACAGACGAGGAACAATACGGAGACACCGGGACTTCCCGCAACTACACGAAGCTAAAGGATATTTTCAGTCTTAATATGTGGAACGGTACTCGTTCCGACACTTCTGTTTTGGACAAGGGAATTTTGCCCAGCGAAGAAGAACGCGAAAGATACTGGACCGCCTATTGGGAGGCTTCTGACCCCATGTATACAGCGCCGCTGAACGGCGAGTTTTCCGCTTTCATTGGAACTTACACAGACGGGACTACGGGCAGGATCACGATGGATAAGGACGGTGTTTTGACTGGCGGCAACGACTTGCTGAATGTTACAAGTCATAAACCGATTTCTGTTACTGTGCGCGAGGACGGTGTAATCTATTGTGTAGTCCAACTAGTGGAAGAGGAATTGGAGGACGGTATTTGGCGTTCCTCACATCGTTTCTACATATATCCCGCCGGTATAGGCGCGACCGATCCCAATGATCCGGAGTATCGAGACAATCTTGATGCGGTACGGATTGAGTACTGGTGGCCCAGCACCGGCGTTGATGCGGATGTGTTCACAAAGATACCTGATTGATTACACGGCAATATATGCGGCGGTGCAGAACGGCAATTTTTCCGCCTTTGCGGGAAACTATAAAAGCGACTGGTCCAATGACGTGTTTTTAGACGTAAATGGTGTTTGAAGAAACAGTTCCTATTCAAGACCGCTATGAAATATGGCCTGTTGGCGTAGGTTCCGAGCGGAATAATGTAGTGCGCATCAAATATTCCAATGGTGGCTTTGCTTATGGGGATTGGTATCTTGACCCGTCCAGCCATTAGGCCAGCGAATACAAAAACCATAGAAGGGGTCCGTTGCAAAATAGACAGAAAATAATACGAGAGGTCAGCCCGAAGGGGTTGGCCTCTCGTATTGTTTGCGTTAAAATCAGTTTGTGAAGACGGCATCGGCGGGAAAAGGCGGCAGGCGCAGGGCAAACAAGCGCCCCGCTGAGAATGGCGATACCCTATTCCTCCTCCAATTCCGGGGGAACCGCCAGCCGAAAGCGATTCCAGTCATATCCCTGCGCCTCCACAAACTCCCAGGTATACCCTGCCTGGAGGCATTCCTTCCAGGAGAGGTATCGGAAGTAAAACTCCACCTCCAGGTGGCAGGGCAGGATATCCATTACGATTTTCCTGATTTGCTCAAATTCCAGCGGGACCCCCGCCGTCTCAGGGAAAACCACCCGAACCTTGTTGGTCCCGATCTCAATGGCCTTAGCCCGAATGCCGCAGCCCTGGATTGTCCGATCAATGGCGCCGGGAGTCAGGCTGTCGCCGTCAATCTGAAGAAGCGCGGCGATGGCCGCCCGTCGCTCCTTCAACGTGGTGGAGGCGGGCCGCCGGAGGAACAGCGCCTCCCGGCGGCGCAGGCCCTCGCCTTCCGCCGTGGCGGTGAGGCTCTCCCGTTCCGCCATGTTAAGACGGTCAGACACGAAGTCCAATCCCTTGCCCAAGGCATAGAGCTCCGCTCCGCTGAGAGACTCCCGGTCCAGCCGGTAGACCCCCAACGGGGCCAGCAGGGTTTTTAAATACTCCTCGTACATCCTACGCCTCCACTAACTCCGTTACCTCCAGCGTTCCCAGCACCGGCAGCACCGTGCTGTCCGCCGGAATATCCTCCGCCGGGGCGGTGAATCGGTAATTTTCCACGCCCTCCAGGGTGTAGAGCCTGTTTCCCAGCTCTGCCAGCCGCACCGCCCGGCCCAGCAGCCGCCCGCCGAAGAAATCGGCGATGGCCCGCCGGGCCGATTCCAGCACCGCCTCCTTGTCGGCTCCGTCCTTGGGAGTCACTTCTGCCGCTACGTTCACTGTCTTCGTAGAGGGGGCCAGGACCTTCACCGTCACCGCGATTTCCCGCTTCTCCTGAAGCTCCGCTCCCAGGCCCGCCAGCAGCTCCTCGCCGGGCAGGCCGTTTTCGCCGGTGACATAGACGTTTACCGTCCCCGGCCCTTCCGCCCGGCCCACGGCCTTGGCCGCCGTCACGCCGGGGTAGCTCATGGCCGTGGCCTCATACCAGGCGGTGTTGGCGCCGTTGGGCAGCCGCTGATAGCTCTCCAAAATACGCTTCCGGAAGGTTTCGTCGTCCTCTTCGTCGCTGCCGCCGGTGAAAGCGTTGGGATTGGTTACCGCCGTCACCGCCAGGGGGCAGGCCGTCAAAAACCGTACCGCCCCCGGCACCACATTGCCCCCCGTTCCGGCCTCCACAGCTTCGGCGGGAGCGTCCACGGACAGTGTACCCTTCCGGAGGACCGCCTCCTCCGTGGTTTTGACCCGGACCTCCTCCGCCGTCATGCACACGGTCCCCGCCTCAATGGTGATGTCCATGGCCGGGGCCGCCTCCACGGAGAAGCGCAGTACGCCGGCCGACCGGGTGGCGTTTACGCGCTTCAGCCCGCGCATGGTCCCGTGCCGGTCCAGATAAATTCCCTGGGCCGTCTGGGGGAAGCTCTGGTCCAGCACCCAGTCCGCCTGCATTTCCAGGGCCTGGAGCTCCGCCGCCGCGGCCCACAGCCGGACCGCCAGGTCACAGCCCGCCTCCGGCGTGAAACCCGCCCGCTCCCCGAAGTCAGCCAGCAGCTTTTCGTAAATTGTCTCGATACTCCGCACGCTCTCTCCCCCTCATTTTTCGTCTCAGGGCAGGACCTCCACCGTCACCGGCAGGGCCTCCCCCTGATAGCGCAGCCGCGCCGTCACCGCCGTCGCGCCGTCCGGGCCCTGTTCCAGCGTCACGTCCTCTACGGTCACCGGCTCCTCGGCCAGGGCCTCCGTCACGTACTGCCGGGCGGCGGACGGGCGTGTGTGAGCGGGGACCTTCCCCAGCTCCCAGAGGCGGCTCCCCAGGCTCTCCCAGAAGGGGAATCCTCCCCTTCTGGCCGTCAGCCGGAAGAGCACCCGCTGCAAAAGGGCCTCCCGGCCCTCCACCCGCCGCAGTCCCCCCACGCCGTCGGCGATATAATCTCCGTCTCTAATCTCCAGCTCCATCATTCCGCCTCCTCAGCACTGGCAGGGCGTGTACGGCAGTCCGTTGACGGTCAGCTCACCTGCGATGGATACCTTGCTGCCCCGAAGCTCCACGCTTCCGTCCTGCCGCAGGTACACGGAGCTGCCGCCGGGGCCGTAAATATAGACCTCCCCCGGGCTGATTTGGCCCGGTTCCTCCAGCGGCCGCGTCCCGGCCACGCACTGCTCTTCGCCGCCGGGGCCGCCCTTCAGCACCAGCACCGCCGCCCCGTTGGCAGGCCTCCAAAGATAGCCGCCGGGGCCGTAGACCGGCAGGTCCCGGACCTCTCCCCGGGTCACGACGCCGACCTGTTTGCCGCTGATGGTGGTCACACCCAGGTCCGCGTCGGATGTGGCGGCGGCGGGCTTCATCTGCTTAGAAAGCCACATAAGAATTTCCTCCCGCTTTTCAGTTTTGCAGGGGCTTCAGCGTTAATACCGCCGCAGCCCCGTTGCGGCCGTCGAAGCGGTTTTCCGCCTCCGCCACCCGGAAGGTCCCGGCAAGTCCCATCCGCTCCAGGGAAACCTCCGCCCGGTCTCCCGGAAAGGCCAGGAAGCTCCCCGGCAGCGTCACCTCCGCGGTCCACTCTTCCTCCCTGGACCGCTGGATTTGATACTCCCCGGTGTACCGCATAGCGGCCCAGGTACTCTGGCCCGGTGTGTAGATCACCCGGCGGCACTGTCCGTCTTTATCGATCATTTCCTGATTTTTCACGGAGAAGGACTTGTTTTGAGTCTTGTCGATGACCAGGACCTCCGTCAACACGCCGTAATGGTCCTCCCGCAGGGTACAGGCCAAAACCGGGTCCGCCTCCCCGATGGAGATGGTCCGTCCTTCCTTTTCCGGCGCCGCCAGCAGGGTTCCCTCCCGGCTGAACCGGGGGGAGAACCCCCCATAAGTCAGGCAGAAGCTCTCCACGGCTTTCCATTGGCTGCTTCCTGCCGCCACGGTGTACACGGAGCTGGCCCGGACCTCCGCCGCCCCGGCGCAGCTGACGCCGTAGGGCGTCACATGGTTGCTGAGAATCTCCGCCAGTGTGGCGCTTTCATAGGTGATGGGCCGGGACTCGTTGTCCAGCAGCCTGGCGGCGTAGCCCCGCCCGCTGACGGTGGCCGTCAGCCCGCCGCTGTTCAGGTCCACGGTGTACTCGTCCACGACGGCCCGGAGCATTACCTGCCCGCCTTCCTCCGCTGTGAAGCCCGCCGCCATTTTCAGCACCTGGGCCATGTCCTTCTGATAGACGAAGGTGACGGAGAAGCTGTCGCAGGGCACCGTTCCCGTATGGGTCACCCGCCAGCTCAAAAGCGGCGGCAGTTCGTAGATCTGATGATCTGCCGTATAGAGCTTTCCGGTCATGGCACGTTCACCGCCTCTCCCGGATAGATCAGGTTCGGGTTTTTGATCTGCGGGTTGGCCCGGATCAGCGCCGTCAGCTCCACGCCGTACTGCTTAGCAATGCCCCAGAGGGTATCCCCTTTCCGCACGGTGTGGATTTTCTTGTTCTGGGCGGTCCCCCCCGCCTGAGCACCGTCCCCGCCGTTTTCCGCCGTCACTGTCTTCAGGCCGCTGTCATAGCCGCCCCAGTCCTCCCAGAATTCGAAGCGGTAGCGGACGAAATCCGGCCTGGGCTCCTCCGCCGCCTCCAGCGAGGCGAAATAGGCCCGCTCCGTCTGCCAAACCGGGTGGACCAGCAGCCCCGGCCCCTCCTCCTGAAAGACCTCCGCCAGTTCCCGGAACCTTGTGTAGGCATCCTCGCCCGCAAATACGCCCTCGCCCTTCAGCACCCGGTAGGAATTTCCCAGCTCCTGCATCACGCACCCGCCGAAGGGTGCCTGATGGATGGCGATCCGCCGCCGGTACTCCACGGAGTACGTCTCCGGGTTATGGGGCCATGTAAAATTTTTAAACCGCATAGGCGTCAGCCGCACGCCTCGTTCCCCCCTCTCGCCGGTCCGCCGAAGCGGTTTTCCCGCCCCAGCGGACCAGCCGCCTGTCAGTATATGGTAAAACCGCCGTCATAACGCCGCGCGTCCCGCTGGACCGCCCTGGACAACGCCTTGGCGCTGTCCTCTGGCTGGAGGGCGGCGCTCCCCCAGCCGCCGCCCCAGAGGCCAATTTCATCCGGAGCTTCCCCCTGTTCCAACGTTTCCGCCGGACCTCCTCCGATCTGCCGGACCGGGCTGGCATGACGAACCACCGGGGTCCATCGGAACTGCCTGACGGCGGCATCAGTCCCGGCGGCACCCCAGACGTCGGACACGCTTTCGGCACGGCGTTCTCCGACGCGCCTTTCCCCGGCGGCTGCCGCCGCCTCCATTGCCGTTTCCGCCGCATTCCCTGCCGCTGATGCCTGCCGCCCTGTCCGGCCCGCGTATCCGCCGGAGGACGGTGAAAGCTCCGCCTGAGTGCCTGTCCCTTCGCTAAGCGGGCCCTGGCCCTCCTCCTGGAATGCCTGCCGGAGGACAAAGGGGTCGCCCCGGCCTCCCTGTGCCGCGTATCCGGTTTCCGCGCCCAGAACCGCCTCCCAGGCGCTCACCGGGGGCTTCACCGACCCGGTCCCTTGGGGGAGACGGCCCTGCCTAGCCTCCCGGACCGTCTCCCAGAACTCCGAAGCCCCGCCCGTAGGGGCTCCGCTATATCTGCCGCCTCCGGCGTATCGCCCGGCCTGCCCGGCGGCGTTCCCCCTCGCCGCTTCAGGCTCCGCTGGACTCCGCCGCTCCCCATCCGGGACGGCCTCGCCGTCCTGAGCTTCCCCGCCGCCCAGCAGCAGCGCCGTCAGCACCGCTCTTTGCCGCTCAAGCTCCCAACCTAAGTAGTCCATGCCTGTTTACTCCTTCCGCAGCGCCTCAAACCGCGCCGCGTCAAACGCCGGGTTCATTTGGCTTTCTCCGGGGCGGCGGTCCTCCTGACCGCCGCCTTCCGCCAGCCGCAGCAGCAATCGCTCCAGCTGCCGCCCCGTCAGGTCCTCCAGCGCCTCCAGCTCATTCCCGTAGACCTGCCGGCCCTGGAAGAAGCAGCACTGGGACACGATTCGCCCGTTGCACATCAGCACGCGCTCCAGCGGATCACCGATTTCCCGGCATTCCCGCCACAGCTCCAGCAGCCGTCCCGCCGTCAGGGGCCGGAGCTCGTCCACGTCTCTCATACGGAGGTTTCGATCCGCTTGGCGGCCACAACCGTAACCTTCTCCGCCACCATGGCGTTGAGTTTGCCGTCCTCCTCGATGCCGCTCCACTGACAGCCGCTGTAAATGACCCGCCGGTCCGGCTTGCAGATCACCAGGGAGAAGTCCGCCAAGTCGTAGAAGTTGATCCCATCGGACACCGCGCTGTCCGTGGCATAGAGCCTTGTCAGCTCCAGGGTATAGCGCTTCTGCCCCTCGATGGTGGCCACCGGCTCGCTCTCGCCGAAGGCTTCCACGCTCTGGGAGGTTTTGGTGGCCTTAGCGGTGTAGCTCTGCACCACCGCCACCTTCCTGCCGTCCATCTCCAGATAAATGTCGGCGCTGGTGGGAAATCCCGTCATTGCTCTTCACTCCCCTCTCAAATCTCAATGTGCACGGTCAGCCGCACCTGGTTCAGCCCATGGGCCACGGAGAAGCCGAACTCCACCAGGCACACCGTGGGGTCCTCATCGGAGGCGGTCACCGTCACGCCGTCATAGCCGTCGATGATCTCCGCCGCCAGCTTCTTCTCCAACTCCACGATGACCTGGGAGCGGATGGCCGCCCGGTTCCGGGCATTGTTCTTGCTCCGGGAGAACTTGCTCCGCAGGGCGGACCGCACCGCCGGGATCACGTCGTCTACGATCAGGGTGGTGGTCAGTTCCCGCCAGGCGGCGTCGGCCGCGCCGCCGGTTTTGGTTCTGGTGGTGATGCCCCGCACCGGGGACACCGTTCCCGCTACGCACTCCAGCGGCGTCACGCCGCCCCGGACCAGCAGGTCGATGTCGTTGTCGCTGTAGTCCTGGCTGAGGCCCGCCAGGCCGTTGATCGCCGCTCCGTTCAGGGGGACGGCCGGATCGCTGACCGAAGCGGCCAGGGCCGCCACAGCCGCCGCCGCGAAGACGCCGGAAAGGGGCTTCCCGGCGCTGTCCAGGGCGTCGGGGCCCACCAGGACCACGCGTTCACTGTTCAGCTCCGCCGCTCTGCCGATCAGGGTATCCACGTCTGCCCCGGCGCAGCCCGCCACGGCGATCCGCTCATGCCGGAGCGCGGAGGCTTCCTCCACAGCGGTACGCAGCGCCTTGTGGACCGCCGCCTCGCCGCTGTCGCAGACCAGGACCTGCACGTCCTCTTTGCCCAGGACGGCGAAGGCCCCTTCATAGTCCTCCGCGGTTCCCTCATCGGCCACCCGGACCGCCGTCACAGTAGACGCGCCTCCGGCAAACAGCAGCCGCAGGATGGTGCTCATTCCCGGCACCGTATCCTCGCTGAAGACCGCCGCCCCGGCGGCGTAGCCCGTCACAGTTACCGGCTGGCCCACGGTGCCCTGGGCCGCCTTAGCGGCCACGCCGATGGCCCGGACGGCTCGCCCCCCGGTGACCACCGAGGATGCGTCATAGGCCGAGTAGACTCCCGGCCGCTCATGCAGGTTGCTCATCTCGCAAAACCCCTTTCAAAATAAAATTCAGGATGGCGGGGCCCTCATCACCGGCCTCCGCCAAAAACAGCGCCTCACACCGAAGCCTGCCCCGCCGGAGAAAGAGTCCCGTCTGCTTTTCCCAGCTCAGTGCCTCCCAGCTCAGCTCTCCGGGCCGGATGCCCTCCGGCAGTCCCCCCAGCAGCA